TAGCGTGTGCTTGTCCTACTGCATAACGGTATTTCTCCATGTTGTCAACCCCGCCTGCTAGTATTGAATCACCTATTTGTTGTAGTCTCTCACCTAAACTTTTTTGTAGTTTAGTTACTATTGTCATGTCGTCCATTACTCTTCTCCTTGTTGTTCTCGAAAATCTTCTAACACTTCAAGTTTTTCTTGAGCTGCTGCAATCTTTTCGAATTGTTTATCTACCTCATCAATATGTTGTGGATGTTCTCCGATACCTACTGAATTTTCTAAATATATTTTAACAGTTGCATCTGCTTCTGCAATCTGAGCTTCGTATCTAGCTTCTAATGCATCTAATATTGCTCTCTTCATTAGCAATTCCATTTTCTAAGTGATTTAGATAATCTATCATCACCTGTATTATTACTAGGTTTTTGTCTTTTACGCATCCCGGTCATCCTCGCGCAGAAGCTCTTTCTACGGTTAGCGGCCTTAGATCCTTTTTTTAATTTTGATGGTTTAGTTGTTACAGCAGTTTTTAATTTTGATCCTGGATTAGCTGCTTTATAAGAGTCTACACCTTTTTGATTTAATCCACCAGATTCTGATTTACCTTCTTTACGCTGCCATGCAGCAGTCTTACCACCAGATTTAAAACCTGGAGCGTCAATCATTTTACCGTAATATTTTTTTAAACTTGGATTAGAAACTTTAGTTCCGCCTAAATTACCTTTTATATAACTACCAGTATATTTGGTGTTCGGCATTTTCATAGGTTAACTTTGCCAGTGAATTTTTCCACATGTAACGCATTCTAATGGTGAGTAATTTTGTTTAGGTTTTTTTTCTGAACATTTACATCTTTTACCAAAGATTTTGTCTACAAGTTTTTTAAATAATTCTTTCATTATTTTCCTTTTGATGCTTGGTTAATTTCAAAAACAGTTTGATCTAATTTTGCTTTAGATGCTTTTGTTTTTTGTTTTGCAATAGCTAGTTTACTTTTAGTTTTGTCTAATTTTGTTTTTGGGACATTAGGTTTAACAGAGGTAATAGTTTTAGAAACTTTTTTACCTTTACCTAACATACCTAATCCTCTTAAAGCTATTCCAAAAATTCCAGCCATATTACATATGAATATTGAACGTAGGTCTTTTTCTTTTTACTCTACCTTGACCTCGGCCCATTACTCTTCCTCCGTCAGCTTTAAGTTCTCTGACAATTCTTTTTTTTTCAGCTTTTAGATTTTTTTTACCTTTTCTAGTGCTTGCTCTTTCAGCATCAACTCTACCAAGCTCTTCTAGTCTATTCATTCTAGATGAGTTCATTATTTACTAGCTCCTCTAGATTCGTCTCTTCTAGATTTATAACTTTGTGATTTAGTAGATTCTTTTCCTCTTCTTGATCCTAGAGATTCATCTAGTCTATCGTTAGCACCTTGTTTCTTAACAGATCCACCTTTAGCTTTTTTAGCTGCATATGGAAATCTGACATTTGATCTTACTCCGTTTTGTCTCATTTTTTTCCTCCGTTTCTAAATATTTGTGTACCCTTTATACCATATATGCTCGCAACTACAAGGATCCACAAATTTGTGAACCATCCCGGAAGTGCCGCAAAATGTTCAAAGAAAATATTTACTTTGTCCATTGCTGTCGGATCGTCCGATACGACTGCCCAGGCCAGGATTGCTATTGGCGCCGAGAGAATTATCAAAACTGCCTCGTCCTTCCAATCTGACTGCCGAGCTTCTAAAAGTTTACCTTGGTAAGCTTCTTTACCTTCGGCCATACGAGATGCGTGCATAAGCTGTGCATCTGACATAGCTATCTTCGTCTTCTGCTTGTTAGCATAAATTTTACTACCAGCAGAAACGGCTAATTTAATTGCCGATAACCACATGGATTAGTACCACTTAGCTTTTACAGGTTTTTTGTCAGCTCTCATCGCTTTAGTTCCTCTAACTGTAACAGTTTGAGTTTCTTGCGGGTTTGTAGCTTCAATAGTAACGCCACCTGTTTGGTAACCGTCTTTGCCAACACCTAATTCTTTTGTAACTTTAGGTTCTTTGACATACATCGAGCCTCTTTGCCAATCTTTATCCATAATATTCTCCTTATTGATTATTATACTTAATTTTTCTTAAAGTTTCTACCAAAATCGTTTCTTTTGCTTTGATCAGCCATTTGTTGTCTCTCTAAAGCAGCATCTGCTGACATAACTTGTTTGGTAAGCGAAGTATCTGCTCTTAATTCAGCTAATTCTTCGTTTTGGTCCTGTCTATCTTCGAACTGTTCTTGGTTTTGCATAGCTCGCATAGTATCTAAGCTAATTCTACCTTCATCATAAGCTTTTTTAGCTTCGTTTTGTCTAGCTTTGATGTCTAGTTCTCTAGATTTTAGTTTAAGTAATGGATCACCACCTAATTCACTAATAATTTGTTCTTCTTCCTTCATATAATCTCTAACCATTTCAGAAATTAACACAGCTTTTCTAGAATTAATTTTATTTGTAAGTTGAGTTACTTGTTGAACTAGTTGTTGGTTCTGTGGTTGCTGTTGTAGCATCTGTTGCATCTGTTGTGCTTGTGCTAATTCTTCTTGGAACTCTAATTGTATTTGTTCTTGTGCCATTAAACTAATTCTTTCCAATATATTTTTTTGTAACGCACCCATAATAGTCGGTGAGTTCTGTACCATATTAGATTGCATAAAATTTAAGTGTGAATCGATGTGAGCTTTGTGGTCTTGACCAGGGAAAGCTTGAAAAGGTTTCATACCCATTGCTGCAATTTCTTCTAGTGCAGGGTCAATGGGTTGAGGTTGTTGCGGTGGAGGTAATATCGCGTTGATATTTTTTACCCCGACCGCTTCATACATGGATCTGTACGCTTGGTACAAATCATGTATCTGAGGATTCGATTGTGCTAATTGTAGCTCCATTTGAGCCATAGAAATTCTTTGTGTTTGAGAAAAAATGTTAGGATCAGCAACCGGAAGTATATCTACCTTCTCATCAAAATCTGCGACCTTAACATTTCTAGTAGCACCAGGAACATCGTAAGGATATTCTTGTGGTAAGTAAGTTTTAAATACTTCTGCTAATAATCTAAATTCATGTTTAAGACCAACGTATAGTCTTTTGTGGATTGCGGACATAACTCTAGAGCCACGTTCTAAAAGTGCAACTGTAGTACCGACCGCGGCTTGTTGATTCATATCTCCAACTTGTGCATCTGCAATACTTGCAAATCTTTGACCTGCATTAACTACAACTCCCATTAATTGTAAAAGAGTTTGGTCTGGTCCTTTAAAAGGTAATTGCATAAATTGATCTTTAATATTTCCACCAGGTGCATCTACATCTCTAAACTCACCAGGTTGTAATGGCTGTGCATCATCTCTAATTCTTATACCTCTAGTTTTAAAACCAGCTGGTAAATTAGCTAAAGTTCCTGCATCTAATAATTGTCTTAATGCAGAAGTTGCTGTTCTAGTTAAACCACCAATCATATGAATTAAACCAAAACCATAAAAACCTGTACCTGGTAAAAATTTATATTGTACAAAGTATTTTATTTTTTGTTTAGTTGGATCATCTTCTGTGTAATTTCTTCTAATAGATAAAATTTCATTAGTAGATTCTAAAACAGTTATAATATATGGAAGTTTAATTCCTGTTGGCTCACCATCAGAACCCATGTCTTCAAAACCTTCTAAGTCTAAATCTGTATGTATTTCTAAAAGTGTGTATTGATCTTCTGCATTTCCATCTTTAGAAATTCCTTCTAATCTTAACTCTGCATCTTTAATTTGATTTTCTGTAACAGGAGGTTGTCCAATATCTATGTCTTTGTAAAAACCAGAAACTTGTTGTTTTCTAATTTCATTTTCTGACATTCTTAAAACATGAACAATTGCTTCTGCGTCTTCTAATGAGTTAGCCGAATAAGGTACAACTAAATCATCTGCTTGTACAAATTTAGAAACAGCTCTACCTAGAAGATCATCATAATAAATTTTCTTAAAGGTAGAACCTGAGAGGGGTAGATAAAAAAGCATTTGATCAAATTCAGGTTCATACTCTGGCATTTGATCCATAATTTGATAATTCATAAAATCTTTTACTCTGTGTGCTTGGTCTTGTTTTTCGTTAGTCACATCTCCTAAAATTTGTGCACGTACTGGACCATCAGCTGGTAATAATTCTTTGTAAGCTTGCGCTTGAAATTGTGTAACTGCTTCAGCAAGAACAGGATGGTTAACACCACTTGCTCCTCTAAAAGGTTGTGTTCTTTGTTCGTATTTAAATCCTAAAAGATTTAAACCTTCTCTATAAGTGTCTTCCCAGTCACCTCTAGATTGTTTGTATTCTGTATACTTGTCAAAAAGATTAGAACCTAGTTCGTCTAGGTATTGATCATTCATAACTTCTGCTAAGTTTGAAAAATGGTCTTCTGTT